GTCTTATTCTGAAACGTTCACAGGCTCGCCAAACGGCGTAATATTCTCTTCGGCCGCCAGGGAGAATGATTCGTTTCCTTGTCCCGCCCTCGAAAGAAAAAAACGTTCACGTGCGGCTTGAATTTTTTCCTCCGAAAGAGCATTAACAGAAATTGCACCTCCAACAATACGATTGATTTCAACATCACTAAAACCGGAATCACGTAACTCTTCACGCAATGAAAGCCACGTAGAAGGATCAGAAATATCTACTTTCTCCCATTCTAATCCTTCAGTAGCTTCAAGTGCTTTCAAAACTAGCCAAGCAACACGTTGTTCTGCGTACTTTTGTGTTGCTTGTTTATAAGCTGGATCAGTAAAATTCGGAACATCAACTCCACCTTTCATTTTACGTAAAGGCGGTTTCGGCAGTGGACACATTTTTTCAAATGGTTTTATATCAAGAACAGCCTCAACTGTAAAAACAATATCTTCACTATCACCACGCGGAATTACAATAACGTCACGATTTGGTCCCTCGATCCGTTGACCATTGATTTTCATCTTATGTGTACCTTCTAATGTCGGGTTCTAGGATGTTACACTTACCATTAGCAGCGACTTGCGAATCACTAATATTATGATCAAGTTTCTCAACACGAAATTCCGCAAAAATGAATCTTTCTTTCTCATTTGTAACATCACCCGAACAAACAGGAATATTATACACTTCAACATCGACGCAATAAGGTTCACAATCATCGTCTGATGTACCAATCCAATTAGCTGCCGGTCCAGTTCCCTTCAAAGCCTCTTCAATAGTGGGAACAGAAGTACCACAAATCGAAGTAATATATTCCCATTCAAAATCGAAATTCAATTCTAGAGGCTCTTGATCTGCATTTCTTACAGTATTGAGAACACCACGATTCTTTTTATATTCACGATTATACGTCTCTGCAAACGTCAAATTACCTTCACCGATCACAATCTCGATTTTTTGGCCTTTGAACGTGACAAGACCACCATCAGTAGTAGCAGTCAATAGACCAGGCGTAATAACCAAAGCAGTAGTTGCCGTCGGTGCAACACCAGGCGTAGTAAGAGTCAATTCCGCACCAGTACCACCAGTAGTAGAATCTTGGATCGTGAAATCGTCAGTAATCGTCAATACTTGATCGCCAAGAGTACCACTAAATGTGATAGTAAAATCAGTATCAGCGCCAACTGTTGCTTCATCAACTGGAATATTACAAAGAGCTTCCAGAGCCGATTCAATGGTAGCGGCATCTGCACCGTGTGCCAAAGGTTCAGTTACTTCACCACGGAAGGTGAGAGTAAAAGTACCAGCAGTAGGAGTCCCGGTATGCTCAAGATTGAAAATAGCATCCGTACCACCAGTTCGAGTTGCACTAACAACAGTGTACTCTTCATCAACTTCATTACCGAAAGTGACACATGCACCATCAGGAACATTCAAACCACAAGCTGAAAGTGCAATCGCTGTCGCACCAATTGCATCTACAGTGTCAATGAGAGGAACTTCAGTACCATTACTAAAACCCTCTCGAATATACATATACGTCTCTTTCAAATCAATCGGAGCAAACGAAACAAATTGCGGTTCCGCTTTGAGAAACATTTGTTATTCTCCTACGTTGTTAGATGCATCTTGTATGTTCCCTCCACCGTACCCTGCACGAGATCGGTGTCAGAACGAATTTTACCAAATTGATTCGTACGAACTGAATTATTCTTATCCATCACAATTTGTAATTCACCGAGGAACGCATCCCCGTCCCCGTAACGGTAAACACAGATATTTTGCATTGTTTGCTCTATTAACCCAGCTAATATTTGCGGGCCGTACATTGTTGTCGAATCCATATGACACGTAAATAATACATTGATTTCAAAATCAAGTTTATAATAATTTTTGCTTAGTTTTCGGATGTGTGGACCATCAGTACGTAATTCAATATATTCAGTGTAATCTTGTGTTTCACGTTCTTGACCTTCGATAAATAGATGTATATTATTGATATCAGCCATTGCTTTAAAGACTTCAAGTACAGATATTTGAATCCAACGGGCCCAATTTGGATTTATCATGTCTTAACCCCGACTACTGAACCAGTTACAGTAATAGTTTCAATTATAACTTGATTTGACGGATCATTAAATGCTTGACCTGTAGTATGTCGCATTTTAACACCATAAATTGTTTGTTCAATAAAATCACGTATTTCTGTAACAATATATTCTTCATTATTATAAATTACTCTATCATCCGGTTCAATTTCACTAATGTCACGTGCATCCAAAAAGATTACACGATCAATTGGATCAAAGAAACCACCTGCTGTAAAATTCTTATTTGAAGCAACATAACTTAAATCATACACAAATGATCGAAACATACGTGATGGTAAGAAAATAGCACGTTTTATTTTATGATAACTTAAAATTGGTCTCTTTACACCACTTTTCAAATCCATGTCTATACTCACAGTCTTTACGACTGTAATTGGAAAGCCGTAATCTCGTTTAAGATCATAAACAAGATGTCGCAAGAACTGCGCATTTTTACGGCGTTCACGCATTAAATAAAATACCTTACTAAAAGAGCACCAAGAACCGTGGCCATGACAGTGATTCCACCAGTAATAATTGTCCAAAGAATATGAGTATGTGTTTTCTTTGATTGTTCCAAACGATCAACTCTCAAAAATAATCCAGGGCGATTTTCATCACTTTCAATACCTCTCAATCCTTTAATAATGCTAGCAAGTTGATCTTTAATGTATTTCAATTCAAGTAAAATTTTCTCTTCATTCATGTTGTTTCCTTTGAAAAAGAGGCGGCTTCCGTGCCGCCTTTGACTTATGTTTATCGTACCAAAACGGCACCACGATCCTCGTCGAGAATCTTCACACCACAAAGCAAATCCAAAGTTACCAAATGACCTTGCTTGTCACCATCATAAGTAATGACAACACGCATAGCCAGATCATTATACGCACTCACGCCGGCAAGCGCACCAGCACCGGCTTTCGGCAACGCCAAAGGACGCACAACCAAAGCCATGGCACCCTCGTCAAACGCAAAGTTAAATTGTCCAATCGGTCCGAAGTCAACCATATCATCTTCAACCAATGCAGCTACGAGTGGACGATCAAGAGTAATAAAGTAATCAACACCATTAGCGTCAACAGCAATAATACAATACTCACCATCAATAACCACATTTGTAGCTGCATCGGATGCAAAACCAACAAGCTGACCAACCTGCGGAACAACACCCTCAGCACTATCTACATTGATTTGCTTATCATAACCAATCGGATACTCAGTAGTACCGGTGTGACCATCAAGATCAATAGTACCACGAGTATAATAATTAACATCCGTATTGTCAGCCAAAGCTGAAAGTAGAGGACGATCCAACGTCAGCAAAGTGGCTGCAACCGTAGTCAAACGATACACACCACCATCATCCTCAAACGTCACATACATACCAGGTTGCATAATATTGGTAGCATCCGTCGTAACAGCAACAGTCGTATCACCAGCCGCTGAAATATCAGTGGTATCACCTTCGGCATCACTTCCCGGAGTAGTATACGTACCAGTAGGAACAGACGAAGTATTTTGACACATATATGTATTAAAACCAAGCTTCTCACCAAGAGACGCCTTACGTAAGGCTGTACCTTGATCGCCGACCTTTTCGGCACTAATGAAAAGCTCAAGCTTCAAAGCTTCAGTTTCCGTATTCGGCGTCAAAATCAATTGACGACCTTCTACCGGAACCTTATTGATATTCATCTTATTACGAACATCAAGAATCGCATCCTTGATATCATCATCAGTTTCATCGGGATCAATAGCAACTTGATTATCAAGGAATTGATAGACTTGTCCAAGCAGAATACGATCAATATGCTCTGCTAATGACTTAGCAGCCGGACCAAGATACTGCTTAACCAAATCCTTGAAGGATAGACTCTCTTCACCATCCCTAATCATAAATGACGTATGAACATGCTGATCCAACACCACAGGAACATTAACTGCAGTTGCAGCTTGCACCGTAACATCATCATTAAAACCCTTACGCCGAGCAGTAAATGAACCCGGCATACGAGTATTAACCGTATCGCCATAAGTAGCAATCTCATTACTAAATTCCGTATACACAAGTCGACCAATAACCATATTCTCTTCGAGAATAGCGAGGGTTTCAGCTGCCCAAACTTCAGGCACCCAAGCGCGACTGTCAGTATCAAAATCATTATCAAAAGCCACGAAACTAATAGTTCTCATTTTCTTCTCCTTAGTGGGTTGATTTTAAAATCTAACCCGGAATATTCCCTACTGCCCAAAAAGTTCCGGTCTCTCTTTACGCAGTTTTCGGTAAAGTGCAGGATTAGTTTTTGCAATTTTAGCAATATCAATATCACCCTTTTTTGAATTCTTATTACCAGAGCCGCCAAGACCACCACTTTTACCACTTATAAATAGATTATCATATGCTTCCAATTCGGTCATTCTTTTAACGGCCTCTGGAACTGTAAGATCAAGAATAATAGGCTTTCCATCTTTATCTGTATCTTTGAATGATACTTTTGCTTCAAAAATACCATTTGGTTTACCATCTTCATCAATTTTTTCTGCCAATTTCGTGTTCGGTCGTAACAATGCTGCAATTTGTTCAGTTGAAATAGCCTTATTCGCAATTGCTGCTCCAGTGATTTCAACATCAATAGTCGCTTCAGTGTATCGTGATTGCCAAGTATCTCGAGCAGTGGTCAAATTTTCCATTTCTGAAGAGTGTTGATCTTTGGCTTTTTCCGCTTCTTGCCGTGCGCGTTCTTCAGTTGTCAAGTATTGAGTTTGCAGTTCATCAATCTGAACTTGCAGTTCATTTTTTGCTTCTTCACCCAAAGTGACACTCTTCTTGGCTTCTTCTAACTGTTCAGCCAATTTCTTTTGTGCCTCTTGTGTCTTACGCTTCTCTTTTGCAAGAAATGTGTTGATATCACCTTGAGTAAATTTCTTCTCATCTTCAGGATTAGGATTAGGGTCGCCTTCAAAACAACCGAAACTCTTCATGTTATTCTCCTAAGAAACCCTATGTATTTTAATA